ATTTTTTACATAAATAGTATATTCAGTTGTATCATCATCTATAATTGGGAAACTTGCTGTCCCTTGGTTTGTAATTGATGATGTATATGTTAATAATTGATATGGTCCAACACCGGCTTTCAAAAGTGAATACTGGTCGTATGTTCCCGGATCAACGAATGAATTTGTAAATCTAAATGTTCCCTTATTCGATTCAATCATTAAATCTTTAACATCATTTGAATCAGCCTGATAAACATTTAACCACATCCTCGACTGCGTTCCAACTTTATAATTATCTGGGACATTTGTTAAGAACTTTCCATATGGAGCCACATTATTTGCTTCCCAGTCAGTCCAGTCCCAATTAATATAATCTTCAAATGAAACAACACCATTAAATGTATCCAATTCACCTGTCGATTGGGTTGTTGTTAATATATTCAAACCAAAATTAAAAAGTGAAACAGTTCCAGGATTAACTGGTGTTGCTGTTGTAAATGGTTTATTTGTGACCAAAAGGGAATATGTTCCCGACATTGTTATACTTGTAATCTGCGCATAACCTGAATAGCCTGGCTCTGTTGCATTATCTTCTTGTGTAACGAATATTTCATCACCCACATTAAATAAAGGCGTTGTGCCTCCTATAAATGATAAACTACCAGATGTGAATTGGTTATCATAAAACGGCCACTCAAAACGAAACTCTTCTGAGAAATTAACTGAATATGTAGCAAATGAATTTGTTGCTATCGTCCAATATTTATCACTCGGATTAAAATCAAACGACACGCTGTTTTCCACGTGTCTATGTATATCAAATACACCATATCCATCTGGATTCACTGGTATCTTCATTCTCGTAACCCAATTACCTCTAACATATATATCTGATACAAATTGAAATGATGTCTGCGCAACATTACTTGATGTTAATGAGATAATCATCGGGTTATAAGCTGGTTGAAAAGGTGTTGGTTGTTTAACTATACTGATTGCCATTTAACAATTTCTTTTTTTATAAATATATTTAACTCCTTTTTGTCTCTGTCATAAAAAAATCCGTATCTTTCAACACGGATTTTCTAAAAACAAAATAATTATATCAAACACATATATTATATAATTACATATCCAATTTGTTTAAAATCATCAAAAAGTGAGTAACATTACTTATGATATATATAATATATTATATACTATACTTTAATTATCTTAACTTCTTAACTTCTTAATTCTTTAAATTGCTGAACGAGACGCCTTAGCGTGCTCGTGGGTCTCTTAATTTAAATTTTTATTTATTAATTGAATTTCATCTATAATTATTCTCTTCATAGCCTTCGCATAAACCTCTTTTAATTTCTTATTAAAATTATCACTATCAAATATAGCCTCTGTTAAATACCAATTCAAATCTGTTCTTTCTCTCTTATCATCTAAATATTTAAAATAATCAATAACCTTAAAATTAATAATTATACCACCTCTACCATCACTTTTTATAAAATGCTTACTTCTATTCCTCTTAATACTCTCTCTTAATTTACCAGTATCATCTTCAATATAATATCCACCCTTCACCTTCTCCCTATTTCTTCGCGTTGAGAACACGATAGCTTCAATCTCATCAACTATAAAATCTTTTAACTCTCCTAACTCCTTTCTATTTAAATCAACGCCTCTCATCTAAAATTTCCCCCTTCACTAAAATCTATACCTGCTTCAATTAAATATTTATGTATAGCAGCACCCACTGATGGTGACTTACCTATTGGACCCCATGGTCCCGCTGTCTTTGTTCTTGCCTCACCATATAAAACTTTATCAAATAGTTCTTGTGACACACCAGTATATGTATATATCGAACCATCTAAAAACTTTATCACCATCTCCCCAGTTTCATCATTATACATAACTCTATCAGCATTGGTCGAATCAACATATGCTCTTGTCTTCTTAAATTCTAAATTCTTATTCTTTCTTCTTACTCTTTTAAATGCACTCAATTGCTTTTCATCATAATATGCATAACAAATAGCCACTGCCTGGTCTCTCTCCTTACCACTCGCTATTTCAATGGGAATACATCTCCCCATAAAATCTTCCTTACTCTCTCCTGCTTTTCTTCTTATTGGCATATCAATTAATTATTTTTTACAAAGCTGTTATTGGACTTATACACGGATTATCGTTCTTAACTCTAAATGTTAATTGGACTTCATATCCATTAACATCGCCAGAATCCTCATTATAAAATGGTTCAGCACTTAAATCATTAACTAAACTTATTTCATTAAATAAATCCAAACTATCTTCTGATATACAATTAACAACATCAGTTAAAATAACAAACATATCCGATATAATATCTAAACCATTATTTGAATTCAAACCACTTTCTCTATAAACATTTTTCTGGTTATTATTCTTATCACCAAATCTTAAAATAACATTATACTCAATAGTTCTATATCCATTAACATCCGAATATAATATATCATGTGCTGGTTCTAAAATAACAGCCATATATGGATACCATTTAACATCAGCCAATAAATCACTTCTCGAACCACAGACAATAAAATCATTTAATCTACCATCACTACTTACAATTTCACCTAACTTATTAACAATTCCCTTTAATGTTATCATTTCTTTATCTTAAATTTTGTTGTCTCTGCATCTGCTCAACATACTTATCTTTTTCATGGAAAAGACTTAACCAATTCAAAGCATCTAAATAATTCATCTTATATACTTCTTCTGGTTTCATATTCAATTCACTCACCAACTTATAAACCATCAAGTGCCACTGCCATTTTTTATAATCAAAATTAATAGCTGTGTCGGGACCCATTGGTTTCACATCTTCTTCTTCACTCTTAACTTTTCTTTTACCAAAGTATCCAGAATAATTATAAAAGATTGCTTCCCGATGTCTTAAAAAAAACTCTTTAATTGAAACACATCCGCAACATATAAATTCTTTTTAAACAATTCCTTTGTCTCCTCATATTTATCAGCCTCAAAATCACCAGGCACTTTTTTAACTCTTCCATTTGCCTTTTGTATCTTCTTAACTCTTCTTATCAACACTGGTAATAAATTCGTTAATATCGTTTCATCAGTCGAATCCTTAATCATTAACTCCATTGAAATTGAATCACCCATCGATAGTGATTGTAAATCATCAACCGGCATCCACTCTTCGCCATCTAAAATAAATGACTTCTTACCACTTGGTTTAATATCAGTATTAACCCACTCAACCTTACTTGAAAGGGTTTCAAATCCACCTCTCGTTAATTTCTTTAATTCTTCCATTGGTGCGCCAGTTAATATAGAAAACATATCCAACGAAAATTCAATTTCACTCTTATATGAATTCAATAACGAACTTAACTTAACTATTCTTTCAAACATCTCTAAATTAACTTCGTTCCAACCTTCCGGCATCTTATATTCCTTATCCCCTAATTCTATTAATATCATACTCTAAATATATTTTTTTTATCTTTTGTCTTTATCTATTTCTTTAATAAACTGATATGTTCCCTGGTTCTGGTTCGCCCACCAATTCCTTAATAAATTAAATGCAGACCTAACTGCCGGTGCGCACGTCTTACAAAACTTATATCCAACATTAATATAAGTATTTATTAATCTCTCACAGCTATCCTTATCACCAACACTTGCTTCTTTTAATCGTGATAATCTTTCTATTTCATCCTTATCCTTCTTTGTCATAATTCAGTTACCTTTTTTCTTTTATATTCAAATTCTTTTATTGTGTTTATTATAATAGCAATAACTGATGCTATAAATAAATCACCACTCATTATTAAACTAAACCAAAATGAAAAACACTTCGGGCATGTTAAAACATATTGTAATAAATAAAAACTCACGCGTAGTGCTTTATTTTTAACCTGGTTAAGTTCTCCTATTAAACTTCCAATAAAGTCTCCCAAGTCACTTAAAACATAGCTTATAATCAATATCTGTAACATCTTAATTATTATCATTATCATATCTCATTAATTCTTTTTTTATAATCATAACCGACCTCTGTATCGATAGCGCAATTGTTGTTCTTGATATTGTTAATTTCGGGTTATCACTCAACTGCAATTTCTTTTGCATCTTCCTATAACTTGATTGTGGCTTTTCACATGTTACATCTTTTAAATCACCCAACCATCTGTCATACCTTCCAATTTTAAAATACATCCTAAATAATTCTCTATCAACCAATTCCAATTTCGTTTCAACTATTGCTTCAATTCTCGCAACCATTTCATCACTAACATCTTCAACCTCATCATCAACTGGCACCACTGGTTGCACATCACTTGAATAATTTCTAAACTGTTTATGGAATGGACTCGATGCAGAATGGAATTGTTTCTTTAATATATTTATAACTAAATAATGTAACCAGTTTTCCTTCCATGCTCTTTTTATCTTAATCGTCGGCATTTCCATTAAAATCAAAAACAACTCCGATTTCAAATCATCACCTAATTTGCTACCACTTGTTATCGTTCTTATAGCATCATTAATAAAAGCCGACCTCCACAACTCTTCAATAATCTCACTCTTCGATTTCATTAACTATTGTGATTTTATATTTATTAAACCAAAAATCCCTTATCTTTAATAAATTGGCACAGATTTCAAAATAAGTTAAATCTTCACATAATAAAATTAACTCCTCAAATATATTTAAAATAACTTCATATACCGGTTTAGTTGCTGTATGAAACATCTTCCATAAAATATCATTAAGTGTCGCTATATCTTCTCTTATTAACATAAATATAGTTTCAATTTCTTTATTATTATACACCTTACATTTTAATCTTTTAAGTGTTGAAAATATATTCTCTATCAATTGTGATAGCTTATCACATATCCCAGTATATTCTTGCAGGACATCAAAACTATATAGTGGCATAATATTAATTAATATAATATCTTCCCACTCTTTATAAAATGCTTCATCTTTCATAATAAACATTTATTTTTTATCTACCACCTATAAAAAATGGTAACCCTTCTTTCTTCCTTTTACCTATTTTCGACATAAACAAATATCTTGTTGCATCTATTGCGTGGTTAAATGCATCAATTGGTTTGTTTGTCTTCGAACCATCCCTATCTTTTATCCACTGATAATTCTGTAACTCTTCAATTAACCCCCCACTTCTTCTCGTAATCATTAACTCCACTTCTTGTATCAAACCTATACCCCATATAATGCTATCCTTACCCTTATCAGCTCCCTTTATATTCCAACCTCTGGTCTTCAATTCTTTTATTGTTTTCGGGTCTGCACTATCAGCCCATATCTCAACACTCTTATTTATACCACTCTCATTTAATAAGTTGTCTATTGATGAATTCGTTAAGTTCGTCATATAAATTAATTCATCCAAATAATAAATACCATCACTCTTCCAAACCGCTATTGCTGCTGTTGGGTCATTTGTAAAACCAAAGTCCATACCAATACCAATTAATTCAGCATCACTTGGTATATTATCACAAACACCCCAATTATTAAATATAACACCCTCTAATGAACCAACCTCACCATCTATATAAACACGGCACCAATTCGCCCAATAATCACTTGTAGCAGCTTTCTTTCTATTAATTTCAAATTGTTCTAAAACTGATTTGTGTAGTGCTTCATTATCAGTATATTTTAAGATAATTCTTTCAGCATCTGGTTCTTTTGAGACATCAGTTATAGCCCAAAACGTTCTATCTGGGTTATAATCTAAATATATATCACCTCTGGTTCTTATTGATAATTGTTGGTATGCTTCATAAGTAACATTATTACACTCATTGATATAAAGTATATCCCTTCTTGCACCTTTTAATTTATCAGGACTATCAGCAGAAAAGAATTCTATATAGCTCCCATTACCAAATGTATATGTTAAACTTGTCTTATTTAAATGCTCATCAATATATCTTTCAGTAGATTTCATTATATTAATAAAATCCCTCCAAGCACCTCTTCTTAAATGTGGCATTGATTCAGATACAACACTCACAGCAGTATTATTATTCCTAATACACCAATCTATAAGTATTGTTAATATAGCATAAGTTTTTCCAGATGATGAACCACCTTGTATAACTTTCTTTCTACTCTTAATCCTTCTTATCTTCTCTATTGACGTTGTTAATATCATCCTCTTCTAATGGTTTTAAGAGTGGCTGTTCCACTTTAATATTTGCATCAACAGTTACACTCTCAGTATAACCTCTCTTTCTGCCTTTATATCTCATATAAAACATTATACTCTTCTCTGAACCATCTTTAATCTTTTTAAATAATTGGTTCTCAACAAAGTCCATTTGCATTTCATCAATCTCTTGAACTCTTTTAGCAAAATCAGCATCTTCTTTCTTCCATTTATAAAATGTATCTCTTGATATATTAATCTCTTTACAAGCAGGAGTTACTATACCTAAATGTTTAGTCAATGCCTCTAACAACTTTTCTTTTTTATCTTCTTTCATTCAATTAATTATTTTTTATTCATCCCATAAGAAATCAAAATCATTCTTATTCTTTTCTAATGGAACATAATAGAAACTCGCTTTTAATCTTTTACTCAATTCATTCTTATTCATACTTGTTCCTAATGTAACACCCTTCTTCATATCTCTTAATCTCCATCTATCACTTTTAATATAAGACTTTATTAACCCTGGATGAGTTGTTACAATACTCATTATTTTACCCCCCTTATCTAATCTCTCACCACACCATTCAGCCATTCTATTACTTAATCCTAATCCTTGAAAATCAGGTAAAACAACCGTTCTATGTATTCTCCACAACCCATTAACTATTCCCGGTTGAGGCATAACAGCTAAAAACGAAGCCATCTCACCATTAACATATCCTATATAAACTTTTGAAGCCACATTTAAATTATGGTCTAAATAGTGATACTTTTTAAAGACCTTCCAAGCTTCTCTCTTTTCTTCGGCTCCAATGCATTCAGTGATTTCAAATCCGAGACTTGGTCGCTTTTTTTTTTAGCATCCTCATATTTATAGAATTTCATTTCATTTGTATCAAACACCCAGTCAGGCATTAACCAGTCTTCAACATCAAAATGACATCCAACAGCAATAAACTTCTTCCCTGCCTTTCTAACATTCTTTTGAACCACAAAACTTCCTATCTTTGCTATATTTCTATCAACCACACTTGTAAATTCATCAAACACAATTAAATCATTATCACTCAATAAACTCTTTGCTAAATCACATCTCATCTTCTCACCACCACTTAATACACTATATGGCTTTAACCACGTTGTCGTTGATGCTAAACCAACATTTGTTAATGTATCAATAACTAAATCAACATCACTATCTCCAAAATTATCCAATATACTCTCATCACTATAATTAAAATCAGTTATATAATTATCACCAAACAATTCTTTTGCTATTGTTGATTTCCCTGTTCCACTATTACCAACTATTAAACCAACATTCCATTCAAAATCTAAATCAATAACACCACTAAAACTTTCTTTATTAACTGATTCCATATCAAACTTATCTAAAACATACTTAACATTAAATGTTTCTTTCGGTGCATTAACTCTATCAATATTAAATTCTAATCTCCCTCCAATTTTATCTATCTTAGACTTATCCTTAACTTCTTTAACTACTTTCTCTTCTGCTGAAAAATTCATTAAATTAATTTGCTTCTCACTATATCCTAATTCAATTAACTTATCATATAATTCCCTTTGTTTATCTTTCTTCTTTAAATCAATAAATATAGCATTTATGTTCTCTGGTAGAACTTCTTCATCATCACTCGCTTTTGCACCCTCTTTAATATCTAAACCCCAGTCCAATAATTGGTCCTTACTCCAATCTTCTAAAAGTAATTCAAAATCCCATTCACCATATCCAACATTATCTTTAACAATAAACTCCTTCTTCTTTTCTTCTGGTATATTCTCAAATCTTATTATATAAACTTCTTCTAAACCAGCACTCAAACATGCCTTTAATCTCATATTACCACCTAACACTATCATATCCTCATCAACAACAATAGGTCTTACTTCTAACATTTCAGGAAACTCCTTAATACTCTTAACCAATTTCTTAAACTTATCATCCTTTATTGTTCTTGGATTGTTCGGATTCATTACTAAATCTCCTATCTTAACCTTTTCTATATTCATACCCTAAATATTATTTTTTCTTAATTGTCAGATTTGTTTGTTCTATATATTAAAAACACCTTCACCATCATTTGCACTGCTTAATGATATATGCTTTTCATACTTACCATTAACTTTATTCAAATCATTAAAAGCCTTTGCCATGGCTCTTTTACAAACTTCACTCATATAAGCAAAAGCATTTTCAGTTTGCAATTCATTATAATTATGCCAGTTCTTAAACATTTGATAATATGCTTCTTGCATGCAGTCAAACTTATCATCACCATTTGTATAACTAAACTTTCTTATCATATTTTTTACTATAAGTTGGAACATCTTAACAGCACCTCTTGTTAAACGACCCTGGGCTTTTGAAACAATTAACTCACAATATAATTCTTTATTAACAACATACTCTGCATTTATATTCTTTTTAATATAACCCATTTCATTAATTGTCTTACCCTTTAACTTTGCTTGGTGTATTCTATTAATCATATTCTCACACTCTCTACAATAAGAACAAAGGGATTTTCCAGCATAAGATAATCTAAAAAATTGAGCCACTTTATAAGTATTACATTTAAGACAAACTCTTCCAGTTAAATCCTTTACACCATCAACTCTTTTCTTTCTCCCTTTACCACCTCTTTTCATTTCATTTCTCTTATTATTTGCTTCTCTTTCACATTGCAAGCAGTGAGGAAATATATTATTAATAAATTTTGAACCATCAGCTGATTTTCTAAATTCTTCTTTAATTTTCCACATTAAACATTTAGTGCATGTTCTTCCTTCACTCATATTCCTAAATCTTTTAATTTTTGATTTCTTATATACATCATAATATCTTTACATAAATTATTCCAATCACCTTCCGAACCATGTTGAACATTAAGTGGGATCCATAACTCACTATAAAATAACTTTACGGTTAGTTCTGAATCGCCATCACTATCTTCCTCAATCCAATATTTAATATGATTATTGTCAACCAAATGACATAGTAGTCCTTTTAATTCATCTTTACTCATACTCTCTCCTTCTTTTCTTTCCACCATATACAAAGGTCATAAAACATCACTTCAAATTCATCTTCACCACCTCTTATGTTTCTTAACGGATATACTTTATCATGTATTAATATCATTTCATAAATATCATCTCTATCAGCTAAATACTTCTTCTTTTTCATTTTATAAAGAAATTCATTTACAATATTAAATAATTCATTCGTTTCAACCCTTTTATCCTTTATAATACCAGGTCTTTTAACTCCATGGTTTGCATTAACACCACATGTTCTGGTGCAATATACATTTCCCTTTCGCTTCTTTACGAATTCTTTACGGCAATAAAGGCATATAATCATTTCTTTATCCACGACCCTTTTTCTTTTTTAACACTGGTGGTGTTTCGTGTAACAATTTAGTTAATTCTTCAACCTGGTTTAACTTAGCTTCCTTTAACGGGTTTTTTGCTTCTATACACTGATTGCTTTTCCAACCTTCCAAAGTGAAATAAAGTTCATTTGCTTCATATAATAACTTATATTCTTCTTCTGTAACCATAAATAAACTTTCACCTCTTGTTACATATCTTGTCTTACCAGCTTCTATATTATCATTATATGTCATTAAATCCATAATATATTTAGTCCCATTTATTTCAATTGATACAACTGCTGTTGGGTTTTCATTTCTCTTTGGGTCCCAACTTATATCATCCACATTTATCATCTCTTTTAATTATTTTTTTATAAACTTACTCTCAATATAATCATCATATTTTATAAGTGAATATACATCCTTTACTTCATAGTTCTTATCAGATATAATTCCAACAAGTTTATATCCACCATGTGATAAAAATTCAGTTAAGGCATCCTTAAAGACCTTAATAATTTCATCATCAATCTTATCCACTATTGCAATTACTTTAATTTCTTCCATTTAAAAATATTATTTAACTTAATCATCCTGTCATCAGCAACCCATATTCTTAATTGCCAGTCAGGAATTATTATCTTACCAGAATTTCCTGAACCAGTATATTTCTTTAGTTCATCAATCATCTTAATATCTTATTTATTTTTTCCTCCCTTATAATAGATTTCAATATCTTTAACACATCTTCATCACTTATTGGGTATTGTCTATATGCTTCATATATCGTTTCTAACGACTTATCTTTTAATTGACGACAAACTATATGGAAATATGCTTTATCTGGCTCCATATCCTCTCTAAATCGCTCACAGACGTTCTGGTGATATGCAACCTCAACCTTGATATGATGGCTATTACAAAATTCATCAAGAACATAACTCCATTTTCTTCCGTATGAATCTATAAATATAGAATTACATTTATTGGACATTTAAAGAGCCATTCATTTTTAGCTCTTCAATAATTTCTGAGTATTTTTCGTAGAATTCCTTATACATCTTCCTTGTCATCCTTGCACCTAACGCCTTCTTATTATTATATTCTTTAATCTTATCCTTATTTTCTTTGCGCCATTTCTTTAAATAAGCTATTTGCTCTTCTCTTTTCTCATCTCTTTTCTTCTTTATAACCTCGGCATTTCTCTCTCTGTATTTCTTGTTATAAAGACGTTTCTTTTCCTTTCTTTCTTCATCACTCATCTTCATTTCAAATTCTTTCTTTTTTATTTATATAAGAAAAATGTCTTTTTGTTCTACTTTATAATCTCTTTTTTGAATTTTAAATCACTCCATCTCCGCTCACACCAATTCAAAACCCTATCAGCATCTTCTTCTTTAACTATAACGCAGTCATGCACTGGTAATGCCCAATCAGTGGGTATATTATTTAATATATCATCAATCCATATTTTACTTTCGGTTCGCTGTAAATGCGAACCCATATTTTTATAATCACCACTTTTATAACTTTTTATATATTTACTGGCAACTGGAAATAATTTGTGTATATCAAAATTTGGAACATAACCTCTACTATTAACCCAAAACATAAATAAATCCTTTGCGCTCTGTCTATCACTTAAATTTAAGGCATTTTCTATTTCTAAATAAAAATCCTCTTCATTTTCAAATATTTCATTATATCTGGTATCAACAATACCCTTTTCCCTCATATCTAAATATAATAATCTTGGTTGTGATGCAATTGCATCTATCGTCCAATATCCTATAAGCTCATTTTTATACTCTCTAATTGCTGAATGATGCACTCGCCTACCAAAACCATCTCTTGTTATTTTAACATCCTCATATCCAATATTTAATAAACTCTCTTGTATCAATTCATACCATCTAAAATGTTTATTTGTCATCATATCGACATCTATATTAAATCCATCAGTCTCTATTAAAAACTTATACCTCATACATATACCTCTATCAACATTATAATACTTTTTATCAATTACATTAAATACATTATCTTCATCTATAACTGGTCTGGTCCATGCCCTTATCAATTTCTTCTCTTCAAAATAATCTATTATTCTAAAATATCTTTTATTAACTGACATTAAATATACACTTGGAACTGGAAAATATCCAAATTTATTCTTTCTACTGCTCAAAATATATAATGCAGCATAAATCTTTAATGCATTTTTCTTCACTGTCTTATTATAAGGCATCTCATCTATAATACTCTTAATCTTATCATTAATTTCTACCTTCATCTTATCATTTTTATTCTCTATTTCTTAAAAAGTGAGTAACATTACTTATGATATATATAATATATTATATAATACTTTAATTTTTTATCTTAACTTCTTAACTTCTTAACTTCTTAACTTCTTAATTCTTTAAATTGCTGAACGAGACGCCTTAGCGTGCTCGTGGGTTAATTATATCTTATATATTAAAAAATCTTGTTTCGTTTTTGTATAAATAAAAAAAGAGTTAATCTCTTAACTCTTTTTCTTACTTACTCATTTCATCCCACCAAATCTCAAATTCACTTTTCATATCTCTTAGTTTTATTTTTAATTAATCTTCTAAATATTGTCTCTTCTTTAATTCTAAAAACAACTCCATAATCTTTTCATCAACAAATAAATCTGCTGTTGCTTCTTTCCATCCAGCTAAATATTGTTCTAATGTTTGTTTAACTTCTTTTACTTTTTTAACTCGTGACATATCTTTTAGTTTTTATTTATATACAAATATAATAAAACATTTCATATTAACAAAATTATTTAAATCTTTTTTCTAAAAATAATATATAATTACCATGGAAAGTATAAATATAGTTGTTGAAGATATAAAAGAAAGAATAATAGAACTTAACTATTATTTAATTATTGCTATTAATAAAGGTGATAAAATGAAAATTGATTCCATTCGACATGAAATCAATTCTCTTATCACTTTAATACTTAAATCTTAATTACATTTTCATAGCTATTGCTCTTAACCCACCAGCAGCATTTTTTATACCCTCAGTTCTTCTTTCTAATGATTCAGCAGTTGCAATTAATTCAATCTTACCTTCTAAATCATTTGAAGCCATCCAATATCCATCATTACAAGAACATATAGGAGCTATTTCATGGTATCTTATATAATTAATTAACTTCTGTAATCTTAATATATTAAATGCTCCACCGTATTTAACCTCACCATTATCTCTCATAATAGTAAATATAGTGCATATTTCTTTACCATATAATCTTCTATTTGTATTTGATTTGGTTTCAAATAAATCCACTAAAATAGGAACCAATTTCTTTTCATCACTTGTTAATGTGTTTTCTCTTCTCATTACCTTTATTTCATTTTTGGGTCTATGTCAATAGATTCATCCAATCTATCTTCATTTCTTATAACTATAACTTCACTTAACTCATCCTTTATAGTGAGCACTTCTATAATAGCCATTACATATTCAATTTCTTTATCACTAACATTTCTTAGACGCTCTCTAATCAATAATTCAGGCACGATGAGGAGATTACCCTTCATCTCTTCAAATAATTCACCAGCAAGCGTCTTTAACACCTCTAAACGCACTTTAATTCTATAACTCATAATTCTATTCTCCCCTCCAATTTAATATTTCTTTTAATTTTTCTTCTCTTTGAACTTTTAGTGGTTTATTATCCCATAATAATTCACCTTCTTCATCATATAGTTCTTCTGTAACTTTATAATCATTACTTGTCATTATCTCATTTCCATCTTCATCCATTTCTATTATATCACAAGTATCACCATATTCAAATTCTTCACACCAATAATCACCATCCTTTGCTCTTCTTATAGCATCAACATCACTTTCAGCATAAAAGGTTTCTTTAACCCACATAGTTACTTTTTTCCAATGACTATATAACTTATCATCTTCTTCATACATTCCATCATCTGTCATCTTAATATCTCTTTAATTTTTAAATCTCTTATAATAGATTTCATATCAATTGTGTTTTCAACCTCACGACATATAACAGCAATAATATAATTATCATCATCACCAACAACATACGAATATTCATATGCTTCAAATAACTTACCAACACCATCAACTTCAAAATAATGCGTGCCACCTATTGGCAGGAGAACTGGAAATTCATCTTCAAATGAAGGTAAAGATGAGCCATGATAAAAATATCTAAACTCACTTGTATCAACTTTGAAATCATCCATAAAAGGTTCTATCTGTTTCATAATATATTTCTTTTTTTATTATATATTCTAAATGAAAAAAGTTTATTTGTAAATAAGGATTATTTAAAGTGATTATGGTAAAATATAATAAAACTTATTAAATACTTCTTTCTGTGCTCTTGAATAATGAGCTAATCCACTCTTACCATCTGTTTCAATATACTTGAAATTCATAAAACACATCTTTAATGATGATGGTGTGCAACCAAGCATTGTGCTTGCTGATGAAATTTGTAAAGTATTCATCTTAACTTCTTTGTTTGCTTTATAAAGTGTTAAAGCTGTTGTTAAATCTCTTTCATTCCATTTCTTTTTCATATCTTTTCGTTTTTAATTATAGAACAAATATAATAGCTTTTTTCTTATCCACCAAATTAATTTAAAACTTTTTTTAAAAAATATTTATAATTAATACCACTTATTTACGAAATATATAAAAAACAAAAAACCCACCTTAATCAGTGGGTTTCTTTATGGTAGATATTTTCTTCCACCAATTTTCCAATAAAACTCGATAACACCTATTACAAACATTATCCTTTAATATCTCATGCTTCTCTAAACACCAAACACACTCTTTCATTTAACTCTTCTATTAAATTCCTTTAATTCATGTGTCAATTCTTTAATCGTTTCTTGTAAAATATCAATCTTTTCATTCAATTGTGCTACCTTATTAACATAATCATTTTCTAAGACATTTAATCTATTCTTGGTATCATAACAAGTTTCCTTAATCTTTTCCAATTCAGTCATCGTTCTTTTTAAGAAATATGTTATAATAGATAATCCAATTCCACCTATAACATAAAAAACTTCACCACTATTCATCTCAATTAATTATTTTTATAAATCAATATATCCTTCACCGGTTCCCCAAGAACAGTCATCTTTTCTGTTACTTGGAATAAAAACACCACCAAAGAAACCTTGTCTATATTGTGGTTGTAATTTATCTAAACCTGAATTTGTTTGATATTCTGGATATAATGATGAGTTTTCTTTTAAATATCCAATTAATCTCTCACCATAAAATGTAGCCACATCTCTAACCGTCTGTCTTAAATACTTTAAATCATTTAAATCAGCCTCAGCCAAATAATCAGCATTACCTCTACCTATACTCTTATTCGTTAATTTAAGAGATATAAACGGCATCACTTCATAAAAACTCCACTCAATTAAACAAGGTGTTATATAATCATCCATTAATGTCTTATAAACACCAGTTAAATTATTGGCAAGCATCAGTGTCTTAATCTTATCATAAAGGTCTGTTCCTAAATATTGGTGAATATAAGTTTCTTGCGCACGAAAAATATAATTCGAAATCAAATCATCATCAACATTTTGCTGTATTGGAGTTTGTTTTTTAATTCTCGCTGCTCCTATGAATAAAACTCTTGGCATATTATTCTATTATATTTTTATTTGCATCAATTTGCTTGAAATCTATTTCATAATTCATAAACTCAATTGGCTCAATAACACCAGCCCATTTAGCAAGCTTATTTAACTGCTTTTCAATCGTTTTCTGACGCTTATTTACATAAGTCGATTGAAATATAGCCAAAGCCTCTAAAAGTTCATCACGTCCTCCCAATTGCCCCTCAGTTCTAATTCCAAACAACATTGGACTTACAACACCATGTCCGATAAATATTTCATCCTTCATTTCTTTATGTAACATAATAAATCTCTCATCACTATCATTTAAATTAATTGGAATCAATTCTGGTTTCTGGTCCTGTCCCTCACTAAAAGTTAATATAAACTTACCAGCATTTTCAGTTCCGGTATATTTGTTTTCAAATTCTCTGTATGCATCTTGCATTTGCTCGTGTGTTGGTATTCCACTGGCAAAATTTAGCAAAAATGATGGCATAAATCCATTTCTTACTGATGATAAGTGGAAATTGCTTATTTCAAAATCCAATTCAATCCAATTAATAGTCGAACTATAATATGGTATTGGATAATATTCACAACCAACAATATCCAAAGTGAAATAAAACATCTGTGTTGGACTTTCAACCGCCTTCTTCGGGTCGAATAATTGCCACTCAGTCGGATAATTTTCTTTCTTTCTCCAATTTGCCCAGTCCTTACTCACCAAAGCCTCTTGTTCATCTGGTGATAATCTTACTTTATGATATGGTATATAATCAATTGCAGCTATCTTTGAACCATCTATATTCCATCTTACTCCAAGAGCAAAACCACCATAAATTTCTAAATCAAAATTAATCTTAACTGATAATTCTTCCATATCATACTCACCAAAAGTGTTCTTTAAAAACTTCTTTAACTCTTCTGTGGTTGCTGGTTTTATACCTTGCCCAGTCGTCATATCAACTTTTCTATTAATAATAGCCTTATGCTTATTACTCCTATTTTGATATACATCTAAAAGGTATTGGGGATATAAATTATCACTTCCATAATCTATCCACTTACCATTTCTATTCTCTTTGAATATCGGTAGCTCCTGCCCCTTAGCAAAGTTTAATATCTTTATAAATCCTTTATCTTCTGACATAAATTAATATGTTTTTATATTAAATATAAAAAAAACTAAATTGTCTTTTTTAATAGTGCAACTAAAACAAAATTCCATTTTGTGAGTATATAAGTTTATGAATAATGAAATTAAGAAAGAAGTATTGGTTAGAATTCTTTTAGAAAAAGGATTTGCAACATCAGGTATAAACCTTGATAGAATTGAATATAGACAATTGGTTAGTTCAACACCATATCCAGCACATTGGATAAATATATTCATTGATGAGGAGTTCGTGGATAGAATCGACTTAAATACTTATATGGTATTTGATAGAGATTATAAAATAGACGATTTGCTTGATTAATATAATCCCCAATAAGCATTTATAATACTTTCTATTGCTGTATAGTTAGCACTTCTATCAGTGTTAAAGAATATCATTTCCGACATATCACCTTCCCATTGATAAGAGTTTGGAACTGGGGTATAAACACTTCTAAGGTTACCAAGTTTTAGACCAGTATGTGTTGCCGCTCCTGTATTACCACTTATTATTTGCGTTCCATTTGCTCTTAAAACTGATGAAGCACCGTTAAATAAAGCCGTCAATAATTTTGGAGTTGTGTTAAATGCGGACGAATTATAAACACCTGATGAGCCTATTATACCCCAGTTATCATTTGGTGAATCAACCTTTCCTGAATTATACAAAAGATGTCTTGCTCCTGCGGCTGAACCACTATCATAAATAATCGGTGCTTTATTTGTTAAAGTTGTGCTATTCAGTCTAACAGCCGAGAAGTTTGTTGAGGGCATCGCTTGACTAAACGATGTATTAACCAAAACAGATATATTTGTTGCTCCACTACTCCACTTTGTGGTTGGTCTTGATATAGAAGCACCTGACATAGTGGCAACAACACCAGATGTTACTATTTGCGGTCCATTAACACTATATGTTCCTAATGATAAATGATAGTTATTACCAGATTGGTCATACCAATTAACAATATATCCATCACCAGCACCGACAAATGATGTTAGTGATGTTTGGTTCAAATCACCATTAACATTAAATCCTATACTCTGTGTTGCATTATCGGAACTTCTTTTAACAACGATAGCATCACCTGTGTATGCGCTTCTAAGTCTCCTTAAAGAATAAGCGGCATTTAGAGTATATCCATCAAATGAACCAATGAAATCATAATCCGTATAAGCAACCCTACCCTTGTATGCTGCCATTCTATTCTTATATAAAGGGAAATATCTTTCCGCCATAATTCAATTCTTTATTATAAATATAAGAAAAGGCGTTTTGTCTTTTTCTTATCTTATAAAAAACTAATTTGTCTTTTTTAATATATAAGTTATGGATGACATACTTTATGACAAAGATTTTCAAGAAAGAATAGCTAAACTATTTAACTTCACTGAGTGGCAATCAATAAATGTAGCCAAAAGTTATGATGGTTCGACTATATGGGGTTTTGAAATACATATAAACCCACATAATGTTCAACTTATTAAATATGAGGATATACTCCCATATATAAGAGACTGGAAAATAAATCAAATAATATGAATTGGGGAGAAAAGTATTCAATTGGTGAAACATTAATCTATATTGGTGAGGATGATGGTAGGTTTAAGCAAGGAAATCACTACAAAATAATTTACATAGACCATACAGAAGATTATGACCATGATGTTGATTGGGCTATAATGCTTACCTTTAAGGAAATGGTTTCCTGTTTCCAAGGGTTTGCTATATCTAACTTTAAAAGGATAGATGAAATCAGAGATGAAAAAATAGACAATATCCTAAGTTAAAGGACAAGTCCCAAGAGCAAGTGTTTGAACTTCTGCTAAACTTAATGACCTCTCAAAATAGAAAGCCTCATCTATGTTACCTGTTAAAACCGTATTCGGGTCTATTGCTGCATTAAACGTTTGAGCTCCAACTGTTATATAGTTAGATCCTGACTTATTTGTTGTTGTAACAGAGTCTGATGCGACTGAAATACCATCAACATATATTTTTGAACCAATAGCACTATCAAACACAGCAGCTATATGATGCCAATTCCCATCACATAAATCAGTTGATGTTGTTATATTTGTTACAACGGTTGGTGTCCCAGCAGTGCTGAATCTTAAAAAATTAACATAACCAGAACTTGTTATTCTAAATTGCCAAAATCTTTGAGCATTCGTCGGACTTTGGTCACAACTAACTAACATACCACTCGCTGCTGGTTTCGTTAATGATTTGAACCAACACCCAATTGAATAATTTGTTGAATTTGCTAATGTAAATGTAGCACTCTTTATCCAAGATGTGGTTCCATTAAATACAGCAGTATCACCAAACTTACCAGTAGTATAAGTTACTGATGTTGCTGTCCCGTTATTCCCATTCCCAGAACTATCAGTAGCATCACTATTTAATTTATAATATACCTTCAAGCTGGTTGTTGATATAAGTGGCGAAGCACATGCTACATAATCCGTATAAGCAACCCTACCGTTATATGCTATCATTCTATTCTTATATAAAGGGAAATATCTTTCCGACATAATTCAATTCTTTATTATAAATATATAAAAAACTAAATTGTCTTTTTTAATATATAAGTTATGGATGATTACTATTATACACAAACATGGTGCTCAAAGGACCAAAATCTACCATATGGCGGTGGTGTCTATTATAAAATAACCATTTTCTATAAAGGTGAATTAATAGACGAATTTAATTTAGATAAAATAGACGAAGATTATATTAACTCAATAATTAAATCACATAAAAGAGATAGATTAATATCTATCATACACCAGCATAAATAACTTTATACCAACTACCAGCAGTTGGAGCACTCCTTAATGTCCAAGTTATACCATCTGGTGATGTCATCACTTTATTAGCAACTGCATCACCAGCAACAGCTAAAAAGATTCCAAGTTTTGCTGACCAACAAATACTCGCCCAAGATATATCAGCAGCACTTGTTCTTGATGTCCATGTTATACCATCTGGTGATGTCATAACCCTATTACCTGTTCCACTTGTTGATATAGCAGCAAATATACCAAGTTGTGGTGACCAGCAAACTCTAAGCCAGTTGTTTGATGTAGCCGCACTTCTTGTTGTCCATGTTATACCATCTGGTGATGTCATTACTTTCTGTAAAGCAGTTCCTGCTGTGTTATCAGATACAGCCACAAATAAATTGAGTGAAGGTGAGTAGCAAACATCGAGCCATTGGTTTGCAAGTGATGCAGTGGCATTGTTCCATGTTATACCATCTGTGCTCCAAGTTACTTTTTGTGCCGCTGTTCCATCATATGAAACACCAACGAATTTTGAACCAGACCAACAAACATTTGTCCAAGCCCTATCACCTGATGATGTTCTTGTTGTCCAAGTTACACCATCTGGTGATGTCATAACTCTATTACCTGTTCCTGACTGACCT